GAGTCCATATTATCCTCGATATATTTAACCGTCACCGTCACCGGAACCGTCACCGTAACCGGAACCGTAACCGTCACCGTCACCGGAACCGGAACCGGAACCGGAACCGGAACCGGAACCGTAACCGTAACCGTAACCGGAACCGTCACCGTCACCGTAACCGTCACCGTAACCGGAACCGGAACCGGAACCGTAACCGGAACCGGAACCGGAACCGGAACCGGAACCGTAACTAAAATCAGAATTATTTAATGTTGAGTCCATATTATCCTCGATATATTTAACCGTCACCGTCACCGGAACCGTCACCGTAACCGGAACCGTAACCGTCACCGTCACCGGAACCGTAACCGGAACCGGAACCGGAACCGTAACCGTAACCGTAACCGGAACCGGAACCGTCACCGTCACCGTAACCGTAACCGGAACCGTAACCGTAACCGGAACCGGAACCGGAACCGTAACCGGAACCGGAACCGTCACCGTCACCGTAACCGTAACCGGAACCGGAACCGGAACCGTAACCGGAACCGGAACCGGAACCGGAACCGGAACCGTAACCGTAACCGGAACCGGAACCGGAACCGTAACCGGAACCGGAACCGGAACCGGAACCGGAACCGTAACTAAAATCAGAATTATTTAATGTTGAGTCCATATTTTTACGCCCTCAATTGATTTCTTTGCGATATCTGAAACTTTTAAAATTTCAAAACCGTTAGGAGAAGTAAGTTGAACTTCTTGAACTTCAAGAGGAAATTTGCAATTTTCGGGTTTAGATGTTCCTTTTTCTGCTAACTCGCTTAAAGATGATGCTCCGTCCCAGTACCAAATTCGACGTGCATTATTCAAAATCTTGCATGTTTCTGTACTTTTTTCATTTAAATAGCCTGCAAAAACACCCATGGAATAAGTTCTTACTATTACGTAATTTCCACTTGTTATAGTTTCTTTAATTTCATTTTTCTCTTTAAAAAAACTACCTAATAACTCCAAAAAATCTTCTTTACTTATCGACATAAAAAACTCCTTTTTTTTGAGCAATATCGCTCGATCATCATCATGTACACGCATAACGTGCAGACAGCGGAATTGCTGTTTCGATCTTTTCTTTTTTTTAGAACTTCGACTCTTCCTTGCGGTGTAGTGCAGTTCATTCCTTTTTCAAAAAACTCAGACAACCTCTGTTAAAAAATAATTTAACGTAAAATAATTTATCTGTCAAGTTTTTGTAGAAAATATTTTTAACGAGGATGAAAAGTCAAAAAAATGGCGGTTGGAATGATTGGAATCGTTGGGAGAGTAAGTCTTCCAACTTTCATGTGTTCTCATGTTGCGAGTTATTGTAGGGAAAGGATTGATTCAAAAAAATAATTAGTATACACTAATTAGTGTATAAAGGAGGTATTTTTATGCAAGCTGGAATTTTAATTAGGGAAACAAGATTGAGAAAAAAAATTAGACAAGTAGACCTTTCTCGAAAAATAGGGGTTTCTAATTCATATTTAAATGACGTTGAGCATATGACTAAGGCATTCCCTGTAAATGATATGATTGTTAATAAAATATCAGAAGAGTTGGACATAAGCAGGGATTACTTGTTCTATCTTTCAGATAGGTTTCCGAAAAATAAGGGGGATAATTTAAGTTTAGAAAAATTTGAGATGGCAATGGAAGCATTTAGAAAAGTAGAAAATAGTTAAAAAAATTTTGAGGGCACACAAAAAGTATTGTACACCCAGAAAACCCTTAACAATTTTATGAGTATAATACTTTTTTCAAGTTAACAATAGTTATATTTGGTGTCCTCGTTTTAGACATAGGAGTCAAAATGAGTGAAGAAAAAAATAATCATTTTTTGATAGCAGACAGTCGTTGTTTTAATCAAAAATTAAATCCAATAGAAATTGCTGTTTATTGTCGCATATGTATGCGAGGTCATAAATCTGTTTGCTTTGAAAGCATTAAAAACATGGCTTTAGGATGCTGTACAAGCGAAAGGAGTGTATATAATGCTTTATCAAAATTAACATCATTAAATATGATTAATATAGAATCTGGAAAAAATACAGGTAAAACCAATAACATAAAATTAGTTATCTATGAAAATTGGATAAAATTAGATGTCCAGGTAAGCACCTCCTGCATACCCCCTCTGCACCTCCTGCATACCCCCTCTGCACCTCCTGCATACCAGGTAGGCACCACGTGCAGACATAACAGTACCCGGATTAACAGGACCACATATCAGGACTCTTTAATTGATGCTGTAGAAAAGCCAGCATCAGCAATTAAGAAATCTAAAAAGAGGAAGACATGGGAAGAAAAAAGCTATGATGAAAAATTGAGTGTTATTGACGATTTAGCAAGAGACTCGATAAGAAAAGCTTTAACATGCAGAAAAGCTCAGCCTTTTAATTTTGACAATGTTCCAGATTTGCTTTTGCCAATTTTAGAAGTTCATGGAATTGAAATAGTAAAAAATTTCTTTGATATGAACAAAAATAGAGCATTTGACATAAGAAACATTGAAAATGAGATTGAGACTTACATCAATCCACTACAAATAGAACCAGAACCACAAAAACCAATTTTAGAAGAGAGTAAACTGATGCAAGCACAGATTATATCAAAAGAAGAAGAATCGTTTAAAATAGAGCATGTTTTGCAATCATTAAAGAAAGAAGAAAAAATTATGACACAAGAAAAACAAGAAGATCTCCCTTTTAACTTACCTTTACAGTTTCAAAAGTTTTTTATGAAGTTACAAAAGATTCATAAAAATGTTTTAAAATCAGATTATATAGAATTAGGGCATGATAAATTTTTAAAGAAAATGGAAACAAGTAACGCTTACCAAAATTATTTAAGAACACACAACACAGTTTTAGAAAGTTAAAAAATGAAAAAAAAAAATAAACAAAATACAGAAGTTTTTTACTTAGATGTTCCTTTTGCTTGTAAAGACGAAATACAATTGATGTACAATATAAAGTGGGACATGGATAAAAAAAGTTGGTTTACAAATAATGAAAAAGATGTTCAACAAATTGAAAAAAAAGTAAAAATATTTAGAAATTTTCATCGGGAATGTTTTGAAATAAACCATGATATTGTTGTAAAATATGTTGATTTTATATTAGATGTTTTTTCGCCTTTAGATTCTAATCGTCAAGAAATTGCTAACAAGTTTTATAAAGATCCTATAAAATGTTTAAATGAAATGAGAAAACAAATGAAGAGTAAAAAAATAAAAGAAGAAAATCCTATTGTGATCCATTAATAAAAAATCAACTCATAGAGAATACCAATAAAAATAAAGATGTAGTTAATTAGAATTTAAAATTGATTTTATACAAATAACTGGCTATACAGTTAATTATACCAATAGTGTATGTTATTATTTTATTTTAAAAAGACAAGAAGCCCCTAAAAAGAGGCTCAGTTTTTAGGAAAGATTTTGATTGGATTAAATAGCAGAATATCGAAGGTAGGTTATATAAAATATATCATATCTATACAATATTCTGCAATTAATTTAGTCAAAAAATTGTCGTTTATCCCGGAGAATCTTCACTAAACCAATTGTCTTTATTTTCACTTGCTTTTTTAAAGAAATAGGTTAATTCTTCTTCGGATTTTTCTTCTGGAATATTAACAGAATGTTCTGACATAATATGTGTATAGTCTTCTGTGTCATGCTTTAAATTATATGCACAATGGCCAATTTCATGTAAAAATATCTGATACTGAAATTCTTTAGAGAATTCTTTTACTTTTTCGGAAAATATAATGATTTTATAAAATATGTGATATTCAACGCCTAATCTATCAAACATTAAAGAATCTTCAAGCATTTTTGTTTTCTTGCCTTCGTAAGAATTTTCATTTTTATAATCACAAATAGCATAAGCATTTTTGGCGGCATTAGGATAATTATCTAGGTTATCAAATTTATACACTGTTACACTATCTAATGACCCATATTCTACTCCAAAATAATCTGCTTGCTCTTTAAAATTGTCCAAGTGAACTTGAAACCACGGATCAAATTCATGAGGAACAGACGGTTTTTTACCGCATGATATAATTGTAAAAACTGATAAAATTGAGATTATAATATTTTTCATGATTCTCTTACCCGTAATTCTTTCACTTTATTGAGTGATGTTGCTTCTTTGTGAAACTTTTGGACCCATTCATAAATAGTCTTGTGTGATACAATAATGCCTTTTTCTGCCATCTTTGCAGAAACTTCGCGGTATGTAGGCCTAGACTTGTTGTTATAAAATCTTATGGCAAGTTTTACAGTTTCCCACGGGTGTCGATGATTAATCTTGTAATAATCGAATTTTACAGTAGTTTTTCTCATAAATATTCCTTATACATATTTTAGAGTAATATCACCATGATAAACTCATACGTATAAAGTAACACACGTTACCTTGATGTCAATAAGAATATTTTTTTAAAAAATAGCTATTTTACTTGACATTTGGTAAAATGAGTTTGTTTGAATAGAAATGAGGGAAAATGCCAGCGCGAATTAGTCAACATTCTTTAGCAAAAAAAGGGAAACCTGGTAAAGCGCAATTTTTACCGGACTTAAAAGAATGGACAAAAGTTTGTAAAATATACCCATATGATACGGATATAATTAAACATTTCGATATTGCAAAAGAAACATTTTATTCATTTATAGATAAACAAAGATACGAAAAAGAGCAAAAAAATAAATCAGAATATTTAGACGCTTACAAAAATGGACGTGCGGAAACAAAGCAAAAAGTGCTAAATAATCTTTTAGAAATGGCATATAAAGGAGATAACGCATGCACTATATTTACATCAAAAACATACGGTGGATTGAGAGAAACTAAAGACCTAGATGCGCATGAAATAAGAATAAAAGAATATGAATTAAAAGAACAAGCATTTAGATTATCTACAGAAAAATTTGTAAATGAATTATGCGAAAAACATAATCTAGATAAAAATGAAACTTTAGACACTTTAAATAAGCATTTAGACTCATATGCAACTCGCAAATAAATCACACTATCTTTATAAGTTTGCAAAGATTAGAGAAAATAAAGAAGAAATTTATAAAAATAGTCCTAATGAAAATAAAATAGATGTTCTAAAACTTGCTCAACCAGGACCTCAATATACATTTTTAAATACAAGTGCAGATATTGCATTTTATGGGGGTGCCGCCGGTGGGGGTAAATCTTACGCACTTCTGCTTGAACACCTTAAAAACTTTCATAACCCTGCATTTAGATCTGTTATATTTCGTAGAAATTCTACACAAGTTAGAAATCCTGGTGGTTTATGGCATGAATCGATGGCTATTTATAAATCATATAATGGTCACCCAAGAGAAGCTTTTTTAGAATGGAAATTTCCGGCCGGATCAACAATAAAATTTGCACATTTGGAACATGAAAAATCAATTTATGATTGGCAGGGTTCACAAATTCCATTTATAGGATTTGACGAATTAACTCACTTCAGTGAAACACAATTTACATATATGTTATCACGTAACAGAAGTACTTCAGGAATTAAACCATACGTTCGCGCTACTTGTAACCCTGATGTTAATTCATGGGTTAGACAATGGCTTGAATGGTATATTGGAGAAGATGGATATGCTATTCCTGAAAAATCAGGGGTAATACGTTGGTTTATCCGTAAAGATGGAACGATGCATTGGGCCGATACAAAACAAGAACTTCTTGAAAGTTTTGGTAAAACAGAATTACCAAAATCCTTTACATTTATTTCAGCCAAAGTAACTGACAATAAAATATTAATGGAAAAAGATCCTGATTATATTTCAAATCTAAAAGCATTGTCTCGCGTGGAGCGTGAAAGACTTTTAGATGCTAACTGGAATGTAAAAGTAACGGCAGGATGCTATTTTCAACAAGGTTGGTTTGAGGTTGTTGATGTTATTCAGGGAGGATATACACAAATTGTACGTTATTGGGATAGAGCTTCTACAAAGCCAAATGAAGATAATACAGATCCAGATTGGACACGGGGTGTTAAATTATACAAATATTCAAATGGTACTTTTCTTGTTGCTGATGTAAGATCAATAAGAGACACGCCTTTAGCAGTGGAACAGCTTGTTAAAAATACAGCGTCACAAGACGGTCGTTCCGTTGTTGTGTACGGGGAACAAGATCCGGGAAGTGCTGGAGTATCAGATGTCGGAAACTTTGCGCGTATGTTAATGGGATATATAGTTAAAATAGCAAGACCAACAAAAGATAAAGAAACACGCGCTAGGCCGTGTTCTGCTCAATGTGAAGTTGGAAACATAAAAGTATTGCGTGGAGCTTGGAACAAAGAGTTTTTTGATGAACTTGAAAATTTTCCATTGGGCAAGCATGATGATATAGTTGATGCATTTTCAGGCGCATTTAATGCCCTTTGTGAAACTGTATCTATTTTAGATGCATATAGATAGGATTAATTGTGTCAAAAAAACATAGACAACAAAAAAGAATTGATAATGTAATCCCCATTAATAGCGGTTCAAATTCTATTAAAAATGATTTTAATGGAGCTGGTATACAAAGTTGGGGAATGAACCAAAATACATTTGGAACCCAGCTAAGCCAAGTCAATGAACTGTTTAACAACAATAGATGGTATTTAATCTCAAATATGAGACAGCTACTATCAGAATTATACGTTGAACATGGACTTATTCGCACAATAGTAGATCTTCCAGTTGATGATGCATTTAGGGGTGGAATTGAAATTTCATCCAAACAATTAGATGAGGAAGAATTACAAAAATTACAGATATCTATAAAAAGAAATAATGATTTAAATATAGTTGCACAAGCAATAAAATGGAACAGGCTTTTTGGAGGTTCTGGAGTTTTGATCATGACTGATCAAGATCCAATAGAACCACTTGATGTAGAAGAAATTACAGAAGACTCAAATTTAGAATTTAGAGCTGTGGATATGTGGGAACTTTTTTACGATAAACAAAATGCAGAAGGATACAACCCAGCTATTCAAAGTGAAAAGTTTACATCTTACGATTATTATGGAACTTTAGTCGATAAATCCCGCGTAATGAGAATGAAAGGATTAACAGCGCCATCATTTATTCGCCCTCGTCTGCGTGGTTGGGGATTTTCTGTCGTCGAGCATTTAGTGAGATCTATTAATCAATATTTAAAATCAAATAACCTTACGTATGAAGTTTTAGACGAGTTTAAGATCGATATGTACAAGCTTGAAGGACTTAGTAGCACGCTTCTATCTGCGGATGGACAAGCGGCTGTAAAACGTCGTGTACAAGACATGAATTGGCAAAAAAGTTATCAAAATGCTGTGACGATGGATAGCAAAGACGATTTTGTACAAAAACAACTTTCGTTTGCAGGTCTTGCGGACACGATGAAGGAAATTCGTATGCAAATTGCATCCGATATGCGAATTCCTTTGACAAAACTTTTTGGCATAAGTGCCGCTGGATTTAATAGTGGCGAGGATGACATTGAAAACTATAATGCAATGGTTGAAGGCGATGTCCGTGGAAAAGCAGAATTTGACGTATTGCGCGTTGTAGAAATTAGATGCCAAAAACTATTTGGGTTTATACCAACAGATTTATCTATAGCTTTTAAGTCTCTTCGTATGCTCTCAAGTGTTGACGAAGAAACAGTTAAAACCCAAAAATTTGGACGTATCATGCAAGCTACGCAAGCAGGATTAATGTCAACATCTGAATTTAGAGATGCCTGTAACAGAGCAAAACTAGTTGAAATTCAACTTGATAATACAAAAGATAAACTTAACCCTGATGATTCTGAAGTAGAAGAAATTATGAAAAGAAAAATGGCAGAATCAAAACCTGACGAAGCTTCAGAAGACGGAGAATCAAAACCGTCTACGCAAGATTCTGGATCTAACAAAGAAGACACCATGAAAATTAAAGCATCTGATTCTAAATCGACTTCTGTAAATATTAAAATTAAAGGAAAAAGTTAAAATGATGCTCATATGGAACCCTGGAACAACACTGGATTCAGTTGAAGAACAAGTTATCAAAGCGGCTATGGATTTTTATAAAGATGAAAAAACAGCCGCCGATTCTTTAAAATTAACAATTCAGCAATTCACCCAAAAACTAAAAAAACATCAAAAAGAATGGGTAAAAGCAGAAGAGTTAAAAGAATATGAACGCCAAAAGCAAGAAGAATACATGTTGAGAGCGCGAGGTAAATCACAAGTAGCGTAATGGAACGTATTATAAAATTAAAACCAATTTTTGAAGATGTTTCATATCAAGATGAGATAGAAAAAAAGATAATAGAATTATTCAGAAAAGAATTTTATCTGCCAATACTATCTTTATTAAACGAAGATAAAAAAATTTTAAACTCGAATACAAATTCCATTAGACAAGCGCTATCTTCTGGAAAAATATTCTATTCAAATGGAAAATTCCAAGGAAAATTTACCTCTTCAATATCAAAAAAATTGATAGAATATGGTGCAAAATGGAATTCAATAAATTCAACATATTCTATTAAACTAGAAAAATTGCCCATGGATATTAGAAGTGAAATATCAATTTCAAAAGCAAGATTTGAAGAAAAATTAAACAAAATAGACAAAAATTTATCAAACTTTAACACAAATGAGATGATTAGTAAGTTGAATATTTCACCTATTTTTGATAAAAATTTATTAAAAATAGATAAAGAATTTCAAGAGTCAATAAAGAGCATTACTATCATTCCAAGACTTTCAAAGGTTCAAAGAGAGAAAATAGCAAAAGACTGGCAATATAATATGGAACTTGATATTAAAAAATTTTCTGATGCTCAAGTAGTAGATTTAAGAGAAGTTGTACAAGACAATGTTTTTAAAGCAGGAAATAGACGAGAAGCTCTTGTAAAAGGATTTATGCACAGTTACAATGTGACTGAAAGTAAAGCAAAATTTTGGGCTCGACAAGAGACAAATTTGTTGATGGCTAAATTTAAAGAAACAAAATACGTTGAAGCTGGTGTGCCAGAGTACGAATGGAGATGCGTTCATATGCCTCATCAACCTACACCAAAAACTCCATATAAAGATGGAGAAGTGCGATATGCACATGGGGTACTTGAAGGAAAAATTTTTAAATGGAGCGATCCCCCTGTGACTACACCGCCAGGACAAATTCAAAGAAGAAACAACCCTGGCCAAGATTATAATTGTAGATGTTTTGCTTTGCCAATTGTGAGATTTAAATAATGACTTTAACACAAAATTCAGTAGGTAAAATTTATTATGGTATGCATTTTTACCCTGGTTTAGCCCAATACAGCGAACCAAATAAAGAACCATTTAAAATATTTTTAAATGAAAATACGCTTCGAAAAATGGATGCAAGTTTTGCAGGAAGACCAATCTTTGTTGATCACGTAAATGAAGTAGAATCTAATTTAGATCAACTTAGAAAAGAAAGCGATGGTTGGGTAGTAGAAAGCTTTTTTAATGAAGCAGATGGAAAACATTGGGTAAAATTTATTGTCGTCTCCGATAGAGGAGATAGAGCAATAAAAAATGGTTTTAGATTATCAAATGCATATATACCAACTCTTAATAATAAATCAGGTCAATGGAATGGTATAGATTATCAAAATGAAGTTATAGCAGGTGAATACGAACATCTTGCTATAGTAGATAACCCTCGTTATGCGGAATCGGTTATAATGACCCCCGATGAATTTAAAATGTATAACGAAAAACTAAAAATAGAGTTGAATAAAATATCTAATTCTAAACCAAAGGAGAAAGAAAGTATGTTGAGTAAATTGAAATTTTGGAACAAAAAGGCGGTGGAAAATTCTATTGATATTGAAAATATATCAGTTACTCTTCCAAAATCAGGAATTGAATTTTCTATTTATCAAATAGTTAATGCTATGGATGAAATGGAAATGAAGAAAAAAGAAAATGAATCAGATACAAGTCAAACTGGTTTAAAAAAAGAAAAAGTATCTTTAGATGTAGAAGGAGATCTTCATAACGAAGAAGATGACGAAGATAAAAAGAAAAAAATGAAGAACAAAGACAAAGAAGTTGAAGATTGCATGTCTAACGAAGATGAAGAAGACGAAAAAGAAGATAAAAAAGCAAAGAAAAAGGCTGAAGAACTTGTTGAGCATGAAGATAAAGAAATTAAAAATAAGAAAATGAAAAATAGTGGAAACTTTGAAAAGCTTAAAAATGCAAATACAAATACACCACAAAATTTTCACGTAGATTTATCACAGGATAAAGTAGAGCGCGGAATTTCAAGATATGGATCAAATTAATTAATAAAAAGGAGAAATATTATGGTTTTGACAGCAGGTATTTTAACACTTTTAAGCGTTGGTTCTAACACAACTCAGCTTATTACTACTCCAGCAAGTGGAGGAACTGGCCCATACACTCAACAATGGTATAGATCTACAACAACAGGTTTTACACCTGGAAGCGGTAATATACTCG